AGTCTAAGCGTCTCCTCATCCAATCGGCTACCCGCGAAGGCGACAGTATTTTGGATGTAGGATGTGGATTCGGTGGCGATCTCCAAAAGTGGCGACATACGGGTGCAAATATAAGCATGTGCGAACCGAACCCAGATTCACTTAAGGAGGCTAAGTCGCGCGCCAAGAACATGAAAATACGCGTTAATTTTTACGAGGGTGATATATTCGCGTGTCCTCATAGGAAATACGACATCGTGTGTTATAACTTTTCGTTACACTATATATTTGAAACGAACACGTTATTCGAGACAACTTTATTAGCAATTAAGAATAGAATGAAACCCGGGGGCCAATTCATAGGAATCATACCGAATTCCGATAAGATTATCATGAAAACACCAGTAAAAGACGAGTTAGGAAACTACTTTTTAATGAAACATACGAGTTCGGGAAAGTTCGGTGAAAAGTTATACGTCCACTTAGCCGATACGCCGTATTACGCCGACGGACCTAAGGTCGAACCTATAGCGCACAAGGACATGTTGTTTACGCGCATGGAAGATTTGGGGTTTACTTTAACACTGTGGGAAGATCTTAAAGGGAACCCGGTTTCGGATTTGTATAGTAAATTTAGGTTTGTGTATAAGAAATGATTAATTATTATTATTACTTTTAATATTATTAAAGCTTTTAATATTAAAGCTTTTCATTTTTTTCTCTAATTTTGATCGTCCAGTGTTATGAACTTTAGATACAGTCATAAAAAAATTATTATTAATTTTATAAAGGTTTTTGGCTTCTTTAATCGCGATATTCTTTGCTTTTTGGGCCTTGGCCCTTTGTGTTTGTCGTTTGTTTATCAAGTTCTCCGCGCGACGAGTTAATACTTTCTGTTTATTGTTATAAGCTTTTAAACTCGACCTTGCTACATTCATTTTGTTAGCTTCGGTTTTTGCCTTGGGTTTTGTATTAACTTTTCGTGCGATATTTTCGCGGATGTTTGGTGGTAAACGAGGTAAATTTTTTCGTTTAACAGTTACAGTGGACAATTGGTTCGTATAATATTTATAATTTATAAATTTAGTATTAACGTTTTTCCAAATATTTAATCCATTCTTTCTAAGTTCTGACGATATACCTTTAAGTCCTGGGTTCCCTCGCAAATTAAGCTTTGAGAGTTTGGGAAGGTCTTCGATCTCTTTTGGTAACGATGTTAATTTATTACCGCCAAGATTAAGTTCTTTAAGGTTTTTACAAAGACCAATCTCTTTTGGTATCGATGTTAATTTATTACCGCCAAAATCAAGTTCTTCAAGATTTTTAAGAAGACCGATCTCTTTTGGTATCGAGGTTATTCTATTATAATTAAAATCAAGTACTTTAATGTTTTTACAAAGACCGATCTCTTTTGGTAATGATGTTAATTTATTATCGTCAAAACTAAGTTTTTCGAGTTTTTTAAGGTTACCGATCTCTTTTGGTAACGATACCATCATATTACCGTTCAAATTAATTTTCTTAAGGTTTTTACAAAGACCGATCTCTTTTGGTAAAGTACGTAGCTTATTATTCTCTAATTTAAGTTCTTCGAGATTTTTAAGGTTACCGATTTGTGGTGGTAACGATTCTAAATTACCTAACGGCAAATTAAGTTCCTTAAGGTTTTTAAGGTTACCGATCTCTTTTGGTAGCCAGGTAAATTTATGCTTTTGTATATATATTGATTCGAGTCGTGTAAATAAAGCAATTTCTCTTGGTAAATTAGTATAGTAGGTACGCAAAATCCCTGAACTCCTATAACCAGATTTAACAATCCACTTAGCATTTTTATTAATACTGGTAAGGTTAAAAGGAACAGGATCATTAAGTCTTCGCCTGACTCGGCGATTGGTAGAATTGGGGTTATTATTGTTACTCATATATATTCCTCTAATATTTTATCTCACTTTATGATAAGATGATAGTCGCTTTATTCCTCCTTATCATAAATATACTCATATTCATCAATACGAAAGAACCAGAAGAGTTAACCGAGGTTCGCGAAAAGTATCGAATTCTCAGGGAACACCTTAAGGAAACTAATAACGAAAAGTTTTCCGTTTTGCGTAATGAAATACCAATAACAGCACACATACGTTTACGTGGTGCCATAGGATACAATTCAAACAAGGGTAACGAAATAGGGTTATGTATAGATGGTGATTCAAATGAGATTTTTCACGTTCTTTTACACGAACTCGCACACTCTACAGTGGATGAATATACACACAGTAAAGAATTCTGGAGTAATTTTAAGGAACTCAGGGATATTTGCGTTAAGTTAGGAATATATCAGGAGATACCAAAAAGAACTGAATTTTGTGGTAAACACGTCCAAGATAAATAATCTATGCTTAAATTAATATAAAATGTCAGAAGCATCCACAAAAGATTTTGTATATTTGGTTATACTTTGGAATGGTGTCCTTTCCTTATCAGCACTCCCACTTTACGTCGAAAACCCATGGGCTATAATTTTCCTATTAACGTTCTTAATACCTAATATTCTTGGATACATACCAAGAGGTGGTGAATTCTGGGGACGCATGGCTTTGGACGTTCCATTCATGCTTTTATCGACGGGTGTTGCTTGGGGTTTCTCTGCGGCTCTTTCCGCCGTTTCTGGAGAAGTTAAAAAATCGTTCAAAAATTATGGTAAAACTACACGAAGTACAGGAACTGTTATTGGAGTTCGTGGAGCAGGTTTATTACTAGGATTTATGATATCTTACATTGTTTTAGGAAATAGCAGAATGTATTCGCATTTTAACAATGCTGTTAACAACGTTTAAGCATATTTTCTAACAATATAAAATGCAACTGCGGCAACTGCACCAGTTGCTGCTAAACCAACCATACTTCTATTCCCGTGATCGTTAAGATACTGAGGCACGAAGTTTGCGAGTTTTTCTTGAACTGGCTTACTAATTGCTATCGCAGTACACGCAGCGACGACGAGAGCTTGAAATTGGTCATCGGTTAAATTAAATGGGTTATCGTTTTTAGTCGCCTTCTCTTCTGTCTTCTGTCCGACAGGCTGTTGCGCAATCATCATGGGCGCTTGCATTTGAGATTGATTCATTCGTGGGTCTTGTGCCATCATTGGTGGTTCAAGAGGAGATTCGGGTTGACCCATAATATCAGAAATAGGTGTAGAGTCCATGTTACTTTGTTTAAAATCAATATTTTTTTCGGGTGAAAAACTCGGCATTTGTTGTTGAGGAGGGGAAGGTTGTGCATTTGGTATGAAATTTGTGGATTGATTATTGTTTAAATTAACCATACCTTCTCCGGTATCAGATAAATTCATGGTAGAAATGTCTGTCGCCATATATCTAATACAAATGTTTTTCGTTTTTAACGTTTACGCATCCTGGTATTATTTTTTTAAAGTATAGTTTGGATATAAACACCCAAACGCTTTTATAATTCTAGGTAAATCATTCAATTCGTCGTAATCACACATGTCGTGATCTATAAAAATGGTTTTTGTGTCATGACATACGTCCACTAATAGTCGATACCCATCATCTTTATAATTTGGTTCACCTATAGAACGATGTATATCCATATTAAGTTCGTTATAAGATGGATATATCCTTTCAATATTTCTGGTATAAGCGTATGGGTTTAAATTTGTGTACATTCGTTTAACAAGTGTTCTTATCATTTCTTCTTAATGACTTTTAATGCCGTCGTTTTTTTAACTGCATTTCTATCACCAGCTTTTATATTACCATGCCTTGGGTTAAACATCTTTTTATGCGTTTGCCAATATTGAGGGGCACCTACTTTAAAGTTTTTACGTAAAGTTGCCTTGTACCAAAAAACACAATCTTCTATTTTATTACTCTTTGACGTGTTATCTAAAACTAAACACTCGTAATTTTCCGTACACGAATCCATGACTTTATTGAACATTTCGAACGTTGGAAAAATACCAAAGAACGATTTATACAACTTCTCTCTATTTTGTATAATGTTTTCGCGAAGAATAAATACGTAATCGACGTTTGCCCTGAGTGCTGGTGGAAGATCCATACAGTATTGCATGGTTAACATGAAAAATATCTTCCAGTGTCTCCCATTCATAAAACATTGTCTGATACACGTATCTTTCATAAATTTAGCATCGTACATACAATCGTCTAAAAGAAGAAACGCACCACAATTTTGTTTTCCACCACCTACGAGTTTCCTTTGTCTTTCCATAACACGTTCTATAGCTTCCCTATCGTAATCACCGTATATGAAAAGATCGGGTACATATTTCTGATAGTAATGGTTTCCTTCTTCGGTTGCTGATAAAACTATTCCTGCTGGTAAATGTTTTTTATGATATAGAATATCAGTAACCAACGTTGATTTACCTGTATTACGTTTTCCGATAAAAACACATACTTTATCATCGGCCATACTTTCAGGCTTGAATTTTCGAAGTTGAAGATTCATTTAATGTACTGCTTCGTTTTATTTTATAAAATTTTACTCACATAGAGTAAGAATGGCTGGTCGATTAAACCTCGCTGTCACAGGAATCCAGGACCAGTGGCTTACTGGTAAACCCGAGTTTTCATATTTCCTGATGAATTTTAAAAGACATACTAAATTTTCAATAGAAGCAATAGAAACACCATTTGACGGTGATGTTGATTTTGACACAACGTTAGAGTGTCGTATACCTAATAATAAAGGCGATCTCGTTCGAAGTATGATGCTTAAGTTTACTTTACCTAAACCAACAACACCTGATAAATCATTTACAGTGACTGCCGCCGGTGGTAAATACTTTATAGACGGCGATGAACAGGCAACATTGAC